CTTCTGTAACTAGAGCCATAGCAACACTGGTATCACCAGAGTTGGTTTGTGTATCAATGTAAAATTTAGGAGAAATATATGTTAGTGTTGCGTGTTCATTTTTATAATAATAGTTGTGATATATAGTAATACCTGTTGAGGCTTCTGCGGAAGTAATATCATCCATGTCGTTATTAAGAACATTAGTAGTAATAATACCGCCTGATACTGTACTCATAGCACCACCGTAAGAACCGTTTGGATCTGTTGCTGAAGCACTTGAACCAGAAATTCTAAGTTTAATATCAGAAGCAGCTATTGCCATGTCTAAGATAATAATTTCTTAGTATTTAAATATTATCCTGCTTAGGTGTGGGTTTTGGTCTATCTATTAGTCCTATTTCCATTCTTATCCAGTTAAACTCCCCACAAAATTTACCCGCAGTTCTACATAAGGAAAAATATATGAAAGCTCTATTGAACCAAATTTGTGCCTCTTGGGGTATATTTTGAGGAAATTTCACTGTATATATTATATAATTACACTATATTAAATCTTTGTATTATTTTATGACCTTCAACCATTTTTCTTATGGATTTTCTGACAGAGGCATCGTCTTTCCAATTCATAGACTTACATATATCGGCTACAGTACAGTTAGGATTTTCTATAACAAATTGCCTTATTTTATTCGTTAATGGAGTTTCCTTACCTCTAACCCTAAAATCATTAATTACTCTTGGAGTATTTTTAATTGTTTCAACCATTTAAACATGACCAGTTATTTTATCCTGTTCTGCATTGAAAGTTAAAGTTGCAGTTCCTAGCATGGTGTGTTCTGCTTCTGCTTTTCTGTCCATATATCCATCTTTTCCTTCTATTAGTGCATCACAAAAAGTTCCCGCATTTATAGAATGAACTCCTATTTTTGTTGCAAGTCCTGTCTTGAAATCAAATCCTACTGCACCTGTTGGTGTATATCTTTTCTGGTGTAAGTGACCTGAAATAAATACATCCATGTAATGATTTCTACGTTGTTTTTCCATTTGTGGTTCTTGTTTACCACCACCACTTCCATGAATTGCAGAATTTTACCATTGATTTAATACCTTACCATTATGTCTTACTTCTAATCCTATAACTGATCTACTTCCCAAAAATGTAAGTCCATTAGGAACACACATTGTATTTTCTAAATATGCTCTTGTTGCTTCTCTTATATTATATTCGTGGTTTCCGTGCAGTAACCCCCAAATTTTTTCATTCATTCCTTTTTTAACTCTCCACATTTTCTTTGGTTCATAAACTGATTTTCTTGCTTGTTCATCCCAAACTTCTTCTTCACCTTCATATTCTGTTAATCTTGATATATGCTCTTTTAATAATGGACTTGAAAGTTTTTGCCATAGTTCTCTTTGATTATCTACATCGTGAATTAAACTCATGTCAGGATTAAATCTTTTATCGTATGTAGTAATTGCATCAAATTGATCTCCCAAAAATAAAGTATATCTATTATCACTATTAGTAATTGACCTTACTCTTTTTTTATAAAGTTCTTTATTAAATCCCATGTGTCCAACATGAATATCAGAGAGTGGCTCTAAGTGAAATATATCATCCTTTTTTTCTAGATTAATTGTAATTTTTTTGCTTATCATATATTTATTATTACAGTAATTACTTCAATATAAACTTTAGGAAAAAATTAAGAATTTTGGAATGTGTATATTCTTATGAGTTTATCTGTATAAGCAGATACAATCATTCCAAATTTTTGTGAGTCATCTGATTCATTGGGTAATTTATTTTTGATTTCTTGAACTGATATTGATTCCAACCTTTTTAGTTTGTCTAGTGCAGTTTGTTCTGCTTTAGTAGGAATAACTTCTTCTCCCCAATTTACGTTACTTTGTACTTTATATGTAGTAGGCACAAATTCTGCATATTGGGTATTGTTCATATCAATCATCTCAAATTTAGGATCAAGTTTTTTTGCTTCTTCTGATAGTTCTATAATTCGCTTACAGGCTTGTCTTCTATCAATTTTGGCTTTCTTATCATCTTTGAGAAATCCCCATTGTGTTTTCAGAGTTTTCATTATATCAACCATAGCTTCATTGGTCATGTAATACATTTACTAATCTATAATATAAATGTATGGAAATAAAAAAAGAAGGGGTGTAGTGCTTATTCAGCAGCTACGAGATCGAAATAGGACATACCACCTTTTTTGGCTTTGACCTTTTCCGTAGGACATTTCACTTTAAACGTTTCACCGTTTTCAAGTGCTTTCCTTAAATCTTCATCTACGAGCTTACTAACTATTGCCCTTCTGGTTGTATGGATTTTAGATACTTTTGTACCATCTTCCTTTTCCCATTTTTCAGATGTTGAAATCTTTACTCCCGGAGTTTCTTCGCCATCTTTTGTGTATGGTGAGTCCTCAACTGCGGTTATGGTGAATACTTTATCACCGATTTCAGATAGATTTATGGAATCTCCTGATTTTTGTCCAAATTTGTTGAAATCCGACATAGTGATATTAAATACAAACTATAATATAAACGTTTACTATAAACAAAGACTTATATATGTCGTGTTATTTTAATTTTAATATGGCAAGACCTGCAAATCCTAATAGAGTAACAACTCCTATTAGCATACTAAAATCACAAAAATTGAGATTGCGTAAATATGCACAACCTGACATTAAAAGAAAAGGTTATGAAAGTGATCAAGTTGTTCTTGAAAGAATATTAAAAGAATACGAAGTCAATCACGCAGTTAATTGTGAACCAAAAAGTACCTATGCAACTAAAGGGTAATTCCTTTTTTTTATGAAGTTGCTTCTTCCATTTCTTTTAAACGTGCTTGTTGTTCTTCTTCTGTAAAACTATGCCAAATTTTTCTGCATACGGGGGAATCATAAAATATTTTTTGTCTTCCTTTATATCGTGATGGTAATTCTCTATTACATGGACATTTACAACGTAAAACTTTTTCACGTCTTTTCATTTTTTTAATCTACACTTTTTTTGTCTTTTTTATTATCTTTCCCATTTTCATATTCTTCGTGATTAGGTGAATTTTCTTGTCGTTTAATTTCATCATCTATTGTAGTTGAAACTGACTTTTCTTCATTAATTGGATTATATATGGGATTATGAATACCAGCATCACTTGTGGTTGTTCCAGCTGGACTTGCATTTTTTAATAATGCTTCTCGTATTTCAAAAGAAAGGTTTCCCCAATTTTGTTTATTATAATATGTTGGTAAATTAAAAGATTTTAAAATTTCTACTCTGCTTACATTGGTCATTGTATCCCAATGTATATCTCCTAAAAGTTCTGATTTTTTGAAGACATTATTTTTGTGAACTGGATACATTCTACCTTCAGACATTATATTCAGTTTATTCCCATTCAAACCTGCTACAACTCCTGACTTGTTATATTCTGCAAAAACTACTTCATCTCTTGTTTTAAATATTGTTTTTATTAACTCAAATCTCTTTTTATATACTTTTTGTGCTTCTTTTGTATTTTTTTCTTTTTCACCCCTTGCACTAGGCATTTTTTCTCTAGTTAAATCTTCTTTATCTGCACCAGCATCTATACGCATTTTTTTACCACCTACAGTGATCCATTCTTCAGAATCCTTATCGGTATCTGGTTTAGATGGATTAGATGGCATATTTAAATTATATATAGTAGGTATTTAAAGTTTTAGATTCTACCAACCTATATACTCTCCTGCACTTTCAGGACTCCAAAGATCAGGCACATCTCTTATAAAATCAACTTTTTGTTGTCCAAACGCTACTAATGCAATACTATCACTATAATCATCAGCGTGTTCACTACGGACTTTGGGTTGTTGATCCTTGAATTTACCATGATCCCAATACATATATGACAACTGTTCTGTGAGTTTATCCCTACTATAGTCATCTAATAATGAAAGATTAATCAATCTTCCCGAACCTTTTGGGTTTAATTCTTCAAATAATCGTTCTAAATTAACATATAAATTAATTTTATCAGATTTAAAATTGATTCCATATAAAGTCATATCAGGATCTACTTCCCTGCACAAATCCATTAATGTATCACCCATACCTGTTTCATCAATATATATTCTTCTTAATCCATATATACGGTGATATTCTGAAATCTTTCTAGCAAGTGCAGGTTGTTCTGTTGTTAGTTCAGTATATATTTCTACAGGATATATAACCCCATCTCTTACACCCGCAATAGTGATTACAGTTTCATCTGCACCTTTACCACTTGTATCTACACCAGCATCATAATATTCAAACTTTGGTCTTTCAATAGGAGTAAGTGATTCTTGTAACAAGTTGTAAGGTATAAGACTGTTACCACCATCAAGGAACTCCCCATATATTTCCTGTCTTTCAGCAGCTTTTGTAGTACCCTTAATGAGTTTAAGAACCTGTGGATCACTAGCTGCAAGTGGGTTGTCAAATGTAGTTACATGAAATTGTGTCCACGGATACTTTTCTTTGTTTTCATGTCCTTCTATTGGTTTAGGTTTACCATGTTCATATAATATATGAGAGTCCATACATGATTTAAAAAACTGACCTGACTTTCCTTTTGGTGTACTTGTTAAAAGTATATGTGGTTTGGTTGTAACTGTACTTGGTAAAAAGGCATCAAATACTACTTGAGGAATATAAGCTGCCTCATCCAGTATTGCATAGTGTACTGTAAATCCTCTAAGTGAATCTCCTGTATCTCCTATTGGTCTTACAATAAAATTAGTTTTTCCAGTTCCATCATACCATTCAAGTGTAATTTCTGTTTTAATTTCTCTTATTATTTTCTTACTAAGTGTAGGACTCATGTGAAGAAACTCACTAATCTTAGATAAAATTAAGTGTGCTTGATCTTTTGATAGTGATGCAATCACAACATTGGCTACCCCCGTATCTATATTACTTGCAAATAGTGGTGCAAAATATGCAAAGTGTATTGCCTTGAGTCCTGCATTGGTTGATTTACCCACCTGTCTTCCTGTTCTATATACAATGAATCTGTCATAACAGTCTAAAAATGCTTTGTTATATTCAAATACATCAAAGCCTAAAAATTTATCTACAAAGTATGAACAGTGTTTAAATGACTTTACAAGTGTCTTTGCATACTCTACGGGATCTTTTATATACTCTACGGGTGGTAATTGTCTAAGACTCATCTAGTAGTTCCCTACTTAGTTTAACTGTTTTTGCTATCTCATGTTTTTGATCATCACTTAATGTTTCTGTTTGTGTTATTTCTACTGTTTCTCTTTTTGTTTTAATTTCATTAATTACCTTACCCAAATTTGTAAGTGAGTTTATACGCTTGGTAACTTCAGGATTAAGTTCACTGTTTTG